AGCAGTAGAACATGTCCCATCAGGGTCTTTACCTATTAACACCTGAACTTTTTTGACTACACCAGAGTATCTATATGATTCTAAATTACCTAAAGAAACAGCACGCATAACTTCAGAACGAGCAATAGTAATAGATCTATTCTTATAAATTTGTTCAACACTACCTTTCATAGTATCTAATCTTCTAGCAATTTCTCTAATTCCTTCTCCTTCAAGAACTCCCAATCTAATCTGAGTTTTAGCTCTTTGTGCAACTTCACTAAATGCACCTTCAACTAAATCAACATTCATCTTTTCTAAGAATAATAAAGTTTCTTGGTTAATAGCAATTTTAGAAAAGGCCATACCTAGTTCTACTTCAGCAGTATCAATCCCAAAATTATAACTCTCTGTTGCATACTTTCTTCCAATGTCTTTAGATCTTATCATGAATGTTCTTCTTATTTCTTCTAAGTCTTCTATCTCTCTCATTGGATCTATTACCTTCATTATTTCTTCATGTTTCTTTTTTCTAAGTAAATGATTAGCTCCAACTTTGATAACAACTTCTTTTAGATCATCAATATAATATACAAGTAAAGAATTTAATTCATCAGCATAATCTTTTATAATTCTATTAATATGAGGACCATACTTAGTATCTATTTTCTTAGGTTGTTGTGAAACAGACTTACCAAATAAACCACCACCATGATTAAACACTCTTCTAAAATAATTCTTAAACTTATACTCTCCTCTAATCTTTTTTGTTTCTCTACCTGCACCTTCTCCTTGCATTTGACTTTGATCTAATTCTTGTTTATCTTGTCCACCTTGAGGTTGAGGCCCACCTTCTCCTGGAGTAAATGGTCCTGCACCGAACGAAGGAATAATAACATCACCATCTTCTATTGCTTGAAAACCAATCATCTCTCTTCTTTCATTAATAGTTAAAACATCTGATAATCCTTGAACAATCTCAGCTTCTCTTTCTTCATCTCTTTTATTACTTCTCTTAAATCTAAACTTAATTGCATCAAAACCAAATCTGCTTATAATCATATCATTAACAATACTTTCTATAAATGTTCTTATGAAATTAATATCTTCATCAAACTCTGCAAGTTGTACATCAGCATCCCATCCACTTGATTCTCCAGGTAAAAAAACACTTCCTGCAGGTACACCCATACCAACTAATATTTCTATTCTGTTAGTTACAATATAATCTTTATAGGCCATCTCAGAACTCATCTCTACAGGTGTGTAAGTTATAGCATCTTTTTCACCCATAAGATAAAAATCGTGCCATGCCTTCTTTTTTCCTTCTTTAATCATATCAACATTCTTTTTAAATTCATCTTCAGGCATATCAAACTTCCAAATACCTTTAGGCTTTTGATTTACAAATAAAGCATTAGCATAACCTTGTGCAAACATTCTTCCACATGATGCTTTCATAACAGAACGAACTAAACTCATTCCATACTTTCTTGATCCTTGAGAATATAAATTCCTATGTATAATTTCATTAGCTTCAAAGAATGCAACATCTTTATCTCCTTGCACTTGAATATATTTATCTATCTTACCAGCCTTACCTTCAGCACTTTCTTCTAATTTAATTCTCATATCTTCCCAATCTAAAACATAAAGTTCTCCAGGCACCCCACCATTTGTTTCTCTAACTTCTAAATAAATTTCATCAGCAGTAACTAAACTTAATAACATTTTAAATAGAATACCATCAAAATTAACCTGCTCTCCTGTTTCTTCTATAGATCCACCTGCTGTTTTAGCAAACTCTTCAAACTGTTCTGCTTGAGATTCAGCACCTGCTTTATCTTGCATAGGTTCAATACTCCAACCACCAGCCATAACTTTCTGTGCTTTCTTATTAATAGCTGCCCTTATTATTGGATCTTCAAGAGAATAAGCATAAATTAAATAAGGATCAAAATTTAACTTAAGTCCTTCAGTTGCAGTAAATCCTGTGATTAAACTTTTAGCTTCTTTAGCTTTTCCTTTAGAAGTCTTTTCTAACTTAGGATTTTTGCTCATTTACTTTTTCTCCAACACTTTTTACAGATAACTATTTCAGCACCATTTCTTAATTTAAAATTCTTTTCTGAATAACTAACTTCTTCTCCACATACATCGCAGATCAATGGCATTTTCTTTATTTTAAAGAGTATTATCTAGTATATATTATTTTCGTTTTCTAACACATTTATTATTTCTAAACATAATTCACTTGGTACTCTTGCCCTCGCTATGCTTCCAAATTTTCCACCACCTCCTAAACTTTGAGTTCCCCTATCCTGTCCCCTTCTTGCAGATTCATGACAAGGGTCTCCAGGTGAACACATTGGTCGTGGTTTCCAGTTGGTTATATTGTTCCATAAATCTGTTGGTTTTTGTCTCATATCACCATATTGACAATAAGTTATAGTATCTCTTTTAAAATTCTGCATCATTGGTTGTTTCCTAAGCATACCTCTTGGATTCTCAATTAACCAAAATTTAGACTCTAATGCAAGAATTAAAGAAATTGTTTGAGCAACTAATAATAAACTTTGATATGTCCCCTCGTGCCTTGGTTTTCCCTCTTTCCAATGCCATCTTAATGATGCAACACTAAATTTATTACATGGTGGAGATGCCCAAACCATATCTGGTTTAAAGGGAATATCACTAATCTTAACTTCATTAATATCTTTACATAAATCAGGTTTGAATATTGCTTCATTATCTATAGTAAATGTTTGATGTCCTCTTTCTCTTGCAACCTTACTAAACGATTCTGTTCCACTAAATAATTCTAATATTTTCATTTTAATCGAACTCCATCAAGACATCTCTAGGAGGATTTAGTTCATAATACATTCTCATCATCATAGCATCAGATATATCTGTAGATCTACCGAGATGTTCTCTTATTTCTTTCTTATCTACTACTTGCAATTTTCCATCCCTATCTGGATCTTTTCTTTTAATCTGTTCAAGATCTTCTATAAGTAAATTCTTTATCTCTTCTGAAACATCTTTATAAATTCCTATCTTACCTTCATGCACATAGTTAGCTAGGTAATAATAGCATTGAGCTTTTAGATTTCTATAGTTAATTGTTAGTTTTTGTTTATCATAAGCATTAGCTAAAATAGGTGTAGAGTTGTTTACAAAACCTTTAATTGATTTCCTTGCCATATCAAAGACACCACCACCTACACCGTCTTCATCTACTATAATATTACTTCTCTTAATATTAAACTCTTCTGCAGTTCTAACAATTTCTTCCCAGGTCTGAACAGTATCTTGTTTAGATTTAAGCCATATCTTTTTTATAAACAATCCATCCCAGAGAATAAATGCAGTCTTATCGTTACCGAATCTAGCTATATCTACAGACAAGTATCTAGGTTCTCTCTTGCTTACGCTATTTGTAAACATATCAATTAGATCATCATATTCAAATAATCTAGTAGGATCATCATCATACTCCCAGTTACCAAAGAGTAGTCTTTCTCTAGTTACCTTATCTGTTTTCTTTAGATTTTCTATATAGTGCTTTGAGATATATTTGTTATCTTTAGCAAGAGCAGGTATGTATCTTCTAAAATTAGGAAGTGCATTATTTATAGCTAGTCTATAGAAATCTCTGTAAAGAAACGTCTTAGTAGGATTAGATGCTATTAGTAACTTAGGTATTAAATCATATTCTTCTAGTCTATATCTTATTCTTGACATAACAATATGCTTAGCTTTCTCTGTAATTTGAGATGCTTCATCTATAAATGCACCGGTATATTCAGTAGAACCTAAGGAATCAAATTCAGGATCAGCAGGATAGTGCATTAAGTCTTTTAGAAATATCTCACTTCCATTAATAAACTTAACTATCCCTTTTATATCATTGAAAGTATAATCTGCATCTTTCTTTAGTCCCCATTCCTTACATATTTGAAAGAAGGTTAAGAGTGTAGAAGCTTTTAGATCTTTTAATACAGCTCTGCCCATTAGCCATCTAGTATCTGGATACCTCAAACAACTGTATAATTCCCATACACAGCCAAGATAACTCTTACCACCACCTGCACCGCCACCAAATAAGAACTCTGTTGTAGTATTATCTAAGAGAACCTCAAAGGCTTCAGCTTGTTTTGGTGTTGGCTTCCACTGGATTGTTTTTAATTCTCTTCTTTCTATTGATTGATTTTCCATCTATGATAACCTCAAACTTATAATCTTTTTGTACTACTTCTTGTCTCTCTACTGGTTTAGCAAGAACATGAAGGTTTTGTAAGTCTTTTAAGAAATCAGAATCATTCTTTCTTATCATATTTGCTATCCTAGCTCTGTTTATAGCTTC